TTAAAGCCTTCTTAACTAGTTTCTTTTCTTTCAATTTTACTTTTAGCGTTTTTTTCTTCTATTTTTGCTTTAGCTTTTGATAATGCTGTTGCACGTTTAGATTTATCTGATTCTTCTTTTTCTGTAGATCCCTTCGACATTTTCTTTTTAAAATGCTCAAGCAATTCAGGTGGCATTTTATTTTTAGACATTACCGTAATTCAGTCGCAAACATTAAACGTGTACCTACTGCTACATCAGCTGGACCAGGAAGAGCTTGTATAAATTCTGCACCTTCTCTTTCAAAACGATATCTTGCTTGTTCAGGATTTCTATAGTTTGGAACATATAAATGTTGTGCCAGACGATCACATTCATACATATAAATACTATTCCAAGTTTTTAACGTATCTCTATAATCTGTTGTACTAATTGTACGGTCAACGTCACCAGCTATATTTTCTTTTCTTCCTGCAGGAGTAACATTATTATTCATGCCTCCTGTCATATCTGTTCTTTTTTCTGCCTCATCACAACGTGTAATTTGCTCAGTTATTTTTGAGTACCAGAAAGAATCTTGTATATTATCAACAGCTTCTTCAAGTCTAGCTAAATCACCAGCAGGTATAGAAGTCTGGTTATAACCTAGATGCCAACGAATTTTAGACTTTAGAAAACTGTCAAGTTGCATTATTCAACGCGAATAAGATTCTCTTTAATTAGTTCATCCCAATCAACACGCTTAATAGATTTAAGCTGTTCTAATTTAATGAACTTATCGCCGAGCATTGTAGATTGTAAATCTTTAATATCTCTGGCTGTCTTTAATCCTACACCAGGCAACGCATCAGCAATCTGTCTTGCACTTGCTGTATTGATATTAAGTCGAACATCAACAGGAAATGTTTCTTTTTTAGTAGGTTTAGAAGGTTTAACTCCTTCTGATTTTAATTGTTCTGTTAAACGTTCTTCAGTCTTAATTTGCTCAGTAGTAGCATCTAAATGCGGAATAAGATCCTCTTCTTCAACATATAGAACTTCATCTTGCGAATCTATACACATGACAACGCCATCTCCATGTTGTGAAATCTTTTCCACAAGAGATCCAGTTGGCTTGTACTGGTAAAGCATTTCTAATTTTTAGTTAACTATCAATACAATACCTTGCTTAATACTTGAGACAATAAAAAAGGCTGATCGTAGTGACCAGCCCTTTTATTATTTTTAAACGAATATTACTCGTCGTTACCGCCTAACTGAGAAGCAAAATCAATATACTCTTGAATATTGTTCCAATTAACTGCAGCAGCAGGACGTATGTAGTTAACACGAGCAAGGATGTATGCAGAACGACTAGCGTCAGCATCAGTATCACTAATGTAAACTCCATCACCTGAAACTGTTGTACCAGTAATTGCGTTGACGTTATAAACCTTAAAGGTTGTGTCAGCAGTTACTTTGTACATCATGGAATCAGCTGCGTTAGCCGCAGTAATACCACCAGTTGTAACAGTAGTCCAGAAAGGAAGGTTTCCTGTAGTTGTATCTCCAGTTCCTTGAGTAATGATGGTTGTAGCACCAAATGTCAAAGAAGAAGATGCAGCTGCGTTACCAAGAGCCTGTGGAGAAGGTACACCAACAGGTACACCACCATTATCAGGACCAAGTAGAAGTAACTCAGTGTTTGTTCCTTGAATATCTGCAGTCACAGGTGACGCAGGATATGTTGCCAATCCACCAGCAGGAATATCCTGACCGATAGAAATAGAAGCACCATAAACGTAAGCAGGACGATCAGCAGAAGCTTGTACTACCAAGCTAGTTCTGTCGTTTCTTACACGATCATCTGGACGACGATCTGGAGAAGGAATTGTTAAACTGAAGCTTTTGTAGCTGCCTTTATCGCCAACCTTATTGCTTACTTTTGCATAACCAATAAGCTCAAATGCTTCAATTCCAGGCCATCCATAAACACCTTCTGTGTTATAGGAAGATAACCTGTTGATCTGGTTGCCAGGATTAAGAATTGCCCCAGCATCACTTTTGTAAGTAGCCATTTTAAATTAAATACCTCCTTAATACGCTTCAGTGATGGTGAAACCGACTGTTGTGAAGTCCTTGTTCAAGTTCGCAAAACCAGCATAAAGCTGCCATATAAGAATGATGAATCTTGAGAAGTCATCGTTGTTATTAATTAGAACTTGAGCATTTGGACCACCAATGCCGACTCCAACGGACTGAGGACCGAAGAATAAAGCAGGAGGGGTGTCACGTGTTTGTGCAGCGTTTCCGTCACCAATATCGACCGAAATGGTTTTACTAGGCATGTTTGTAGACTCGAAGAACCTTACACCTTCAAAGACGAATCCTGATGGCATAACTGGCTCACCGCCAACAAACTGAGCTTGTCCATACTGACCACCACCGTAAACAGCAGCGTTAGGAGATTGCGCACCCATAAGTGGGTTTGGCTGTCCCATGCCAGGATAACGAGCAACTTCACGGAAGCCAGAATCGGCTCTCATGTCCTTCATGAATGAAGGGTCAGCAATACAACGATAGTATCCGTCTGCAAAGACAGGAACGTTGCGCTTGCGTAAACCTTTAACTACTTCTAGAAGGTCAGTTTTAACGTTAAATTTGAAACGCTCAGATGCATACTGAGCAGCTGTATATGCAGGTAATGAAGTACTTGTAGCCTTTGTAGGATTCTCAGGATAGTAGTAACCACCTTGAGTATCAGAAGACTTACCACGTGATTCAGCCTTAAACAGTTCGTCAAGGAATACTCTATCTCTCCATCTTCTGTAGTCATCAAGCAGGGTTAAGCTACCTATTGACTGGTGGAACATGTTGAGATTCCCTGTGTCAAGCAGCAAACGCTGCGCTGTCATTAGGGTTTCACGGGCAATCTTAAAGGTGCTAGGTAGGTTCGCATTATTAGGATCAGCAGGTCCAGTGTACTCACGAAGAGAAACTAGAACTTTGTCCTTAACGATGGAACGGCTATTAGCTGTACCTATTGTTTGATCTTGTGTACGCTCTCTATTTGATTTTGTCCCTGGAGCGCCGAAGAAACGGTAGCGATCAAGCTGAACAGTCTGTCCAGGTTGCTTAGTAAAGTCGTGTACGACTACTGGTTCGCAAGCCATTTCCACGATATATGCTGGATGCGGTCTATAAAGCTCCGCACCGAGCAGTTTAGGGAAATCGTTATCAATAAACATTGTCTATTCAGCGTAAAGAATTTGTGCTGATAATTTGAGATTATAAAATCTCGCTAACAGACAAGCTGTTATCACTCCTGGAACAAAAGTTCCATTAAAACTAATTATAACTCAGACTTACTTACGTCGGTTATTAATTATCTACTATCCAATCCAAGGATCTTGAGTAGCTGTATTAAATCCATTCCAACCTAAAGCTTTTTGTCTATCATTTGTCAACGCTGCAGGGTCCATTGATGGATCCCAAGTTGCTGCAAGTTTTGATTCACCTGATGGACCAGGAACTAAATTACCTGTAGACCAAACATTAGTAGGTGCTACACGTTCTCCATTAGGTCTTGGATTAGGATTAACTACTCCAGGTTGCATTGAGATTGCAGGAGACTGTACTTCAGGATCTACTGGACTACCTTGACTTTGCATCTCTGCTTGTAAGGCTCTTATAAGTTGCGCTTGTTTTGCTACTGCAACTGCTTGTTCTGGAGTGGCTGCCATTTTAATAAACTTTGTAGTTCTCAGGATCGAAAGCTGTTCCTGCTAATCCGAAAGGTAATCTTCCTTGTGAGCGAGGATCACGTGCACCAATAAGTTGTTGATGTTGCCCTGTGAGCATCTCATCTTGGTTTTCCTGCGCAGCAGGTAGTTGAGGAATATGTGCACCTATCGCCCCTCCTATCTGTGATCCTATTGTACTGCCAACAATATCTAGAACAGGTGCAGGACCATCAAGCATTCCTAAAGCTGCACCTCCTATTGCTCCTCCTGCAACACTGCCTACTGCTTGACCTACTTTATTTCCTTCTGCTGCTGCAGCTGCGTCAACTCCAATTGCTTCTCCTGCCATACGAGATTTATCTCCTCCTCTACCAAGAATTCGATTTCCTATCTGACCTAATTGATCTCTTATTTCTTGTTCTTGCCTTCTTTTTTGTTCAAGTCTTTCTATTTGTTTTTCTTCTTCAGTCCTAGTAAAAGGAAGATTAATTATAGGATCTGTGTGTGGAAAATTACCTCGTGGATCTACAGTAGGAGTAGGAGCAAATGACATGATTAATATGGTAGGTGTTGGTTATATGGATTGCCTAGAGAGACTGGTGCATGATTACCACCATAAACAGGGACTTGTGATCTGTAATAAGGATTAGGCATTCCATATCCAGACATAGGCATTCTTGGTGAAGCCCCGTACATTTGATTCAAGGCTTGATTATGCCTTGCTTGTGTACTTAAAGCTTTTTTTCTTCCTGATTTTTGACCTTCGTCATAAATACCTTTTCCTACTCCAGCTAAACCAGCTACTGCTCCAGCCATACGAAGTGCTGTCATCGCATTTCCAGCTATTACAGGTGCAGCAAAAAAACCAGCGGCAGGTAACATATCTATTTACGCAATAAAAAAGGGCAGTTAATTACTACCCTTTATTTTACATTTACTAAGTTTACGGTTATTCCATTACAAGCATCTTCTGTCTAAATGTCTCAGGAGTCTGAGTATTTAGATAACGCCATGCATTTTGTGGATCTCTTTCAGCAATGTTGCCGAAGTTGTTCCAGAAATCACCAGCGTTCTCAGGAGCTTGAGGCTGTGGAGGAATAGGCATTTCAGGACGCTGATACTGTGCAGCTTCAGGACGAACCTGTGGAGCATTCTGAGGAGTCTGCTGACCTATCTGTTGATATGTTGGTGCTGCTTGTCTATCAGGTATTGGATAAGGACCATTTGCACCGAAGAATTCACAAGTGTAATCTGCAAGAACATCTGGATCAGTCAAAATCTTTTCATAGATCTTGTGCTCATTATTAAGTTCTTGTAGAAGACTTACAGATTCTTTAAGTTGAGAATCGGTCTGTATAAGACTATCTTCTATCTGACATGCGTAATTATTTAATACTGCTGCTGAATCAGGTCCGAAGTGATTAATTACTTCAAGACTTTCTGGACTTACCCCGTTTGCGAGGAGCTGCTCCTGACT